TTGTAGCGTCAGTAGATGCAGTAGGGGTACCTAGCCCCGTGATCTTGTTGGAACCCATTGCCAAGTTTCCTGACATGGTGTCCCCAGACTTACTTACTTTTAGACTGTCTTGGTTATCAGTGTAGTTTTTTGTTGAAGCGTCTGAACCAGATACAGGGTTAGCTAGTCCTGTAACTCTGTTGGAACTCATGGTCAGATTGCCCGACATCGTATCGCCAGACTTACTAACTTTGGTTGCATCTGCACTATCTACATAAGTCTTACTTGCAGCATCTGTAGCGTCTGTAGGACTATCTAGACCAGTGACCTTGTTAGTATCCATGTCTATGTCGCCAGACATGGTTCCACCAGCTTTAGCTAGTTTAGTAGCGATACTATTTGTAATATTAGTAGAGAAGTTGGCATCGTCACCAAGAGCAGCAGCCAATTCGTCTAAAGTATCTAAGGCACCGGGGGCAGCATTAATTACTGCGGTTACTTCTTGGTCTACATACCCTTTGGTGGCAGCATCACTTAAAGCCGTAGGTGCAGCAAGACCTGTAACTTTGTTGTTACTCATGTCTATTGCGCCACCCATGACTCCACCCGTCAGGTTTAGCTTCAAAGCGTCCTGTGTATCTGTGTAGTTTTTAGTAGCTGCGTCTTGTCCGTCCGTAGGATCAGTAAGATTGGTTATGGTAGAGGCAGTGCCACTATCCATGTTAAGTGTGCCGTTAACAGTAACATTGTTAAATGTGGATGTACCAGAACCTGCTGTAACATTACCCGTAAGATCGCCTGTAACGTCACCAATAACATTACCTGATAAGTTGCCTGTAACATTGCCTGTAACGTCACCCGTAAGGCCACCTACAAAGCCTGCTGTGGCCGTAATGGTAGTACCTTGTACTGTGGCAAGGATAGAAGCACCAGACACTGTTAGTGTGCCTGTAGACGCTAGAGCAGAGGAAGCTGATATAGTAGGTGCCGACACTTCTCCAGCAAATAGACCATCTTTAAATTTATACGTTACAGTGCCTAGGCTCACTGTGTTGTTGGCATGGGGGACAACACGATCTGCTGTCTCAACGCTAACAATCTCTTTCCACACTGCATTATTCGCTGTGCTAACAACGCATAAGTAGAAACGACCTGTAGAGGTGTCTAGCCAAACAGAGCCGGGGGCGTAGTTACTAGAGGAGTCGTCAGTAACAGTAGGAGAGGTAGTTGCAGTGACATTATTAGCACCTCCAACGCCACCATGGACAGGTGGGAGTACCCCAGAAACAGAAGTGCCTAGATTTATCTTAGGGCCATTACCTGTGCCGCCATCATGTGAGTGGCCAGTAGAGCCATTAAAGCTAGATTGGAGTGCGTTAAATTCTGCATTCAGAGGAGGTGCCGTAATATCTGCACCATTGATTATAGATGCTACTGACTGTCTAGTGTAACCTGTCATTTATCGTCTTCCTGCGACTGAAAATTCAAAAACCATGCCTTGAATAGAGTACGGGTCGAATTCCCCATAAGACACGAATGTTAATTGTGAAGCGTAGCCTGAACCTTGGATGGAGGTAGACATTATAGGTTTAGAAGTACCCCCGTAGTTTACGTTGGTTCCCCCATACTCAATGTTTCGGCCATTATATGTTGTAGGTGCGCCTTCAGAGCTAGTGGAGTAGTCTAAAGGGGCGTTGGTGCTAATATAATCTGCTGGTGTAGCTGTATTAGAGTCTTGCCAATCGTAACCAACAGATAAGTTGAGTGTTAGTGGGCCTTCTGCACGTATAAAGGTATGAACTTCACGCATGATTTTACGTACTTGGGTATCACCGAAGTCGTAATATGGTGTACGATACACAGAAAGAATGTCGTTTCCGTCTAAGGTATTACCTTGCTCCTGCCTATACACATTACCGTCATAGTCACCATGTAGGACGTACTCAAAGCGGCCTATATATCCACTGGTACAGCAACTGGCCCTAAATCCTAGTAACTCACCAAACTCCCATCCTAGCTTTTGGTCAGCACTGCGAAGACCACCAATTATACCGAAGCTATCTATAGCGTTAGCGTCTGCGTCATCACCAATGAAATATCTAAGCTGTGATTTGGAGCGAACTACCACTCCATTTAGTGTATCTAGATCGTAGTCTACGGGTAGGTCTTTCAGAAGTTGGTGTATTGGCTTTGAAATAGTTTCTAATTCAACGTCACCAATTCGACTTGTACCTGCCACAGGTCGGATACCATCAGGTGCTAAGAATACTAGATCACCGCCAATCTCAAGAACAGAGTCACGGGCGATACAACCTACATTAGCTGTAACAGGATCAATAACGAAGCCTGCATTCACATCAGCAGATGCCTTCTTAATACCATTGCCACCAAAGATGAATAAGTCATCTCGGAAAGGCTTAAACTGAACAACATCAAATCCTACAGAGAGCTGCCCAGCGCCATTGGCTACTGTGAAGTCATGTGCTGCGTTAGGTGCTGAGTGAGCTATGGTTGCTTGGTACAGTCTGTCACCACCTAAGAAAATGTGGTTTTCAAATACGTCTACTAGGGCAGGTGCGTCTAGTGCCTGATTACCGCCCGGACTAGTAGTAGATGTAGTTGTTGAGCTGCCTGTACCTGCAACAGTAACTTCGTTCCATTCGGTGCCATCAAATATCAGGGCAGGGTTTACCCCATCAACGAATATAATCTTGTTACCATCACCAAAGTTAAAAGTGGAAAATCTTATTTTATCCACTGAAATGTTGGCAGTATTAGTAAATGTACGAGTGATAGAATGGTCAAATGTATACTTAACCCATCCTACATACTTAACGTATTTGTAAGCACTATAGCTATTGGAACCAGCATCCTTACGGAAGGCAATGGTTATATCAAGGTTTGTAGCGTCATCTCTATATAAAGCTAAACCTAAGACCTTGCCCTCTGCGGTATTAGTATTGGATATGTGATCCCCTACACAGGGGTAGGTGCTGTCGTATTTTTCGTAGCCATTTATTCTACGATAACCACCAAATAAGGAAGGCTCGTAATTAACAAGACGAGTAGCAGCACCCGGAGTAGCTTCAGACAGCTCTAGGTGGTTTTCATTGGAATTAAGGCCACCAGCACAGATGACCTTGAAAGATTCAATGCGGTCAGCCATTAATACTTAACTCTGGTGTCGGTTACACTGTGGAACTTATTGATAAGCAAGGACTGCATCTCTTTTATTCCTTGTAGGAACGAAACTTGGGTCAGTTGAGCTGCGTCCATGTTGTCACGGAACATGTACATGTGGTGCAATGCACCATCTATTACGACATCTTCAAATGCAGTGGGTATGCGGCTGATGTCATCATGGTTCACCAAGTCTGCGTAGTTCATGTAATATCGAAACTTTAACGTGTATGCTTGGTCTGGGGCAGGTGTAACACCGAAGCCCATGCCGTGTCCGGGGAATACCTTGGTGGGGTGTGACCGACCAGCAGACCCTGCGGAGTAGTCTTCATCTCGGTAGTCTTCATACCAGACATCACGGCTAATGAAGTCCAGACGTGTATAATCTACGCCTAGACTGAAATCTTTTTGTAGCTGGAAGCTGTTCCAATCTACTGTTTTAAAGTAGGCAGGCCAAGAATACTCTTCCTGTCCTACAGCCAATGTCTGAGAGTGTTCGGCAGCATTAAAAGGCCACTCAAACTCAGCTTGGTTAATCTTGGCTACAGCAGCTCTTATAGCGTCTTTAGCCAATGCTTGTACGCCACGTACACTACCAAAATCAGATTGGGAAATCTCAACTTCATTAAGTCTACGAAGTGTTTTGTTAGTAAGGTCTAAGAAAGAACTGGACATACAAATAAATCTCTAAATGTTATAAAAGGGGAATGGCCGAAACCACCCCCCTTTGAATCAACGAGCCTAGGCTACGTTATAGTGTGCAGTGAACAATGCATTAGGACGTAAAATCTTACGGCCATATAGCTGCATGCCACGTACTACGTCAGCAAAGGTGTCTTGAGAACGGAAGGTCTCAGTCTTAGCCAACTGTTGAGCAGTAGCTACGGCTGAAGTGTGACCAGCAGTGATAACACCAAAGTTAGTACGAGAACCAGTGGCAGAAGTAGTGTCTGCACCTGTACCGAAGTAAGGTAGGTTGTTAGACTTGTACACTTTGAAGCCACGTAGAGTGGTAGGCTCAGAACCAGAGATTAACTGGCCATTGCCGCCCCAATCAGCGTTCAATAGCTTGGAGTCTTCGTCCATCAACATCTCGATCATAATAGGATCAAGGACAACCCAACGGCCATCACTATCAACATCATTCTCGTCCATGATGCGGTTGATGCGGTTCAACAACTGAAGTGGAGAAGTTACCACACCAGAACCACCGCCAACAGCTACAGGAACAGAAGTCAAAGCGTGGACAGCAGCACCAGTAGTACCAGAAGCAGCAGAACCACCGAAGGTAGTTGCATTCAGCTTGTTAGCAACTAGTAGTTCGTCAGCGCCAGCAGCAGCATCAGCTTTAGTGCCGTTAGCAGCAGAACGAGCAACCCAAGCAGTGTCGCCAGCATTACGCTCAAAACCAGACAGATAGCCTAGAACTTCAGCATCGTACTTGTCTTTCAACTTGTATGCAGCACGATCAGTAGCCAAATCCATGAAGTTAACATGAGAGTGGGCAGTCTCAATATCATCAATAGCAAACTGATAGTAGTTGGCTTGGTCGATGATAAGGCTGAAGTCTTCGTCAGCAATGTCCTGAGTAGCTAGAGTGCTACCACGGGCATAATCGCTTACAGTGATTTCAGGTTCTTTAATGATCTTAACTGAGTCACCATGGTTGGCGATCTCACCGAAGTAGTCATTGTTAGTAATGTCTTCAACTACAGAAGACTTACGGAAAGTCTTTTGGACTTTTTTGGAATAAATTACAGGGCTAAAATTACCATTTGGTAGGTTAGAATAGCCTGAAGCAGATTGAAATGCCATTTTGCATTCTCCTATTGATATATAAAATAAATTGCTTTTAAATTCACTTGATAGTGTATTAGTAAGCGGAAAATAGAAGTATCAAACTAACTAAGGGCTGTATCAGTTTGGGTGTCGCTAAATAAAACGGGCCAAATGGTAACAGGTATCTCAGTGACTGTTGTATTTCTTCTTAAATTGTTAGGAGGTAGGTTCCAGAGAAATTGGAACGGCTCTTGGAAGGAATATAGAGCAACTAGTAATATAGTTACTCCATATTATTATAACACTATTACTAGTGTAATTACAAGCTCTTATCGTGCGCCACCAGTTAAATCGTACTCAAAAGTACCATTTTTCATAGATTCAAGGATTGCCCCTTCATTCTGTTCGTATTCTTGGGCAGTCATCTTCTCTATCTGGCTTTCACTAAAGGAGCCTTTGCCTGCATTAGCTGGGCTTGTACCTTTGCTTCTGCCGACAGATTGGGCTGCTTCCTTGGAGGGGCGACCCTTTTTCTTTTTGCCTGAGTCAACTTTGTATAAGTCGATAGCTCTGGCTGCTGAACGAGCGTCAGTCTCGTTTTCATACAAGGCATCCTGAACCCATTTAGGTTGTTCAGAAACCCACTTATGGAAATCAGGGTCTGCCCGTAAATCATCAAAGTCAGGGTGAAACTTCTTAAGTTCCATCTCTGCTTTATCTTTGTCCAGCTTACGCTCTAAACCTTGTAGACGCTCCATTTTCTTCTCACCCATTTCTAAGGCTTCTAACGCACGTTTCTGTGCAATGGTGTCTACAATGGCTGCAACATCTGGGTACTTATCTACCCAATCCTTGATCTCGTTCTCTGACTTAGGGAACTTAATCTGTTTGCGAGTAGCCTGTGCCAACTGTTCTTGAACTTTTGCTAGTTCTTTTTCCTTTTGGTCAACAGTTTGCTGCATATGTCTACGCAAATCCCCGTAACGCTTTTTAAAAGACGCTTCTTCTGCGTTCTCTGGGGTAGACTCTTCTAATTCTTGTTTTTCTTGAATAACTTCATCAATAATTTCGTCCTCTTCGTGAGAACGTCCGTACTTAGCCATAATTTCTCCTATGGGGCCACAAAAGTAGACTAGAGGGGCGAAATATGCCCCCTAGTGGTTTTGCGAGTAGCCATTCGCAAATTAGCTATCTGCCGCCTTTGGCTAAAAAGCCGTATTTCTTCTCGGCATCTTTTAATCGTTCTTTAACAGTCTTACCTGCACCTACTGGCTTGGTAGAGTTAGACGATTTGTTTTTCGTATTGTAATTAGGCTTGTCTACTAGTCGTTCAGGCGTAGCCGCTTCCGACTTAGGCTGTAATCCATCACGTAGAACCTGCTCTTCAAATATACCATTACGTAATTTCTCTTGTTCAATGAAATCAGCCATTGGGTCTATCCCAGAGTTTAGCTCTAGAGGCGTAAATCCTTCTTCTTCATCATTCCAAGTCTCTATATAAGAAGGTGCAACCCCAGTGACAGTATCGTCAGGAATTGTACCTATTACGACTGCATCGGAGTCATCGAAGCCTTCCCCTTCATCATTGAAGTAGTCAGGTGTGACCACAGGCTCAGAAGTAACAACAGGCTGGCTCATAATACCCGAACTTTCAGATTTAGTAGCAGATGGAAGTTTGCTAATGTCGATATTCTGAGAATCCTTACGCCTCATATATTCAGCAGGAGTAAGCGTAGTGGTTTGAACGCCATCATCATCTTCTAGAACCCGGCCCCCAAAGCCTACTGTGTAGTTGTAGTCGTTAATTTCACCTTCACCGATCTCACCAGTATTATACTTACCTGTGAAGCCACCTTTTAACTTATCAAAGAAGCCTAGACCTTCCATGCCTAAGTCTTCTCTAGCTGCGTCTACAGCTTCAGCGTTATTAAAGCCCTGACCAAACTTCATTAAACCACCAACCAGTGGCCCACCTATGAGTGTACCGCCCATAGTGGCTAGTTTGTTTGGGTCTTCAAATCCGTAGTTGTTGAACTGATTTCGCTCTATTCGTGGTGCAGCAGATGTAATGGGTCGGTCATTATCTGAAGAAGAGGAGGATGAAGAACCAGTGTCTTCTATGATCTCTTCAGCAACAGTATCTTCATCTGCTTCGACAACAGGTACACCAGCATTAGCCAATGCATTTTGAGGATTCTGGTCTAGCACCTCATACCCTGTCGGATCAGACACATACATACCTGTCTCAGGGTCAAAATAGCGTACTACCATACGACCATCTGGGCCACGGACTAATCTACGTATCAGGTAGCCTAGTGGTGTTGTTTCTTCAGTTTCTACCAAACCACCATCAGCAGCCTTGATCTTCTTTTCTTTAGTATTGTCTACTACTTCAATCTCGTTACCTTCCTCGGTAACTTCTACGTCTTCGCTTTCTTCTTCGTAGTCTTCAGCTTCCTCATAATCTTCTTCAGGCGTTTTGATCTGACCTTCCATAGTCATGCACATTAAGCCTGCTTTAGCTTCCTGACGCATTTCTTGGATATGCTTGAGGCCATGCCATTTCACTACGTCTGCTGGAAGGACGTACTCACCTTCACTCAACATAGCTTCTACGTCATCACGAACTTCTTTAGCTGTTGAACCTGCTGGGATAGGATTACCAGACTCTTCGTCCATACCTACGATCAGCTCAAGGGTTGGTGTCATCATGCCTACGGAACCCCCGTGGTAATATTTATCTTTTTTATTCTTACTGCCACAGTCACAGGCAGCACCTTTTCCACACGAACATGAAGCTGACACGAGACCTCCTTTGTTAAGCTCTATAGGCTTTTTGATACGATTAATAACTGCACCAGTTGCTGCTATAGGTGCCTTTGTAATTTCAAATTGTTTTTCTGGAATGTCTTCAGCAATTCTTGTTAGATAGTCTACAAGGCTCTCATTCTTGCCACCAAATCCGTATTGGTACGTTCCACGACTAGTCATAATACCACCATCATCCAATATCTCAGGATTCTTTGCAGACATAACGTCAGGGTAAGAACGTGCGCCTACGATGCCTTTACCGCCTTCATTTATGCGCTCTAATATCTCCCTAGCAACTTGGGATCGAGTAGGTTCTGGAAGTACATTCAATACATTCAGGTTGACCACACCATCATAGGTTCTGTCTGGTGAGGAAGTATATGTAGGTATGAAACCACCTTGAGGATAAGGTTCATAAGACTCCCCACGTAAGATAGAAGTACCATGCCCTCGACCAGCACCATAATCTATAACATCGTCACCAATTCCCATCTCGTCCAATAAGGCTCTGGCTTTTTGGTAAGTACCACCTGTAGTAGCTACTTGTGTTTTCTGTGAGTTAGACAGGTCGTAATCTTTTACCTTATCCTTAACTGCCTTTGTACCAGCCTTAGTAGCCTTGGTAGCTACAGCAGCACCGGGGAATACATCTGCCGCACCAATAGCTGCGCTAAGTAGACCCGAACCTACATCCCCATCTTCAAATTCTTCTGAGGCTTCATTAAAGGACTCTTCTGCCACAAGAGGGGTAAACCCTAGTAGGTCATTGACGGTTTGGTAACGTCTGTTTCTATCTGCTTGATTACCCGGAATACTTTCAGAAATAAAGCGAGATATGCGCTTCATTAAACTGTCTGGAACTGCTTCTATCGTACCTACATCCTCACCTTCACCAGCAGAGGAGGCGTTAGATAGCTCAACAGCTTCATCAATAGCATCACCTAAAAATCCTACCCTTCGCTCAAGAGAAACAACCTCTCCTTCAGGCGTAGTATAAGTCCTATTGATCTCTCGCTTCATGCCATCTACATCGTCGTTTTTGATAGCCTCAACAAGGTTAGGCCAACCAAAATTACCAGAGGAATTATTGACAGAACCAGTATTGAAAGCGACCTCAGTAAGGAGTGCTTTACCTAGTTCAGATAGATCATCAAAAGAATCTTCATATGCAGCATTATATTGACGTGCTGCTGTGCTGCTGGCGCTGTCCCAAGCAGAGTCAAACATTGCATTGATGCCTTCGTCTGAAATACCTTGAGTACCCCATTGCGCTACTTCATCACGGCTCTGTCCTTTATTGCCATAACCTATAGTGGCTAGACCGCCTTCGGGAGAAGCGTGTGCATACCATTTACCTGAGT